AAAATCTTGTTTGTGTAAAGGAGTTTAGAATTTAAAAGGTTAACCTCGTTTAACTCAGATTGAAGGTGCTTAATAACAGCCTTAGCTTCTTTAAGCTCTTTGTGCACAGCTTCTTTTTTCATTTCAGAATCCATAGCTTCTTTTTTCATTTTATGCACAGCTTCTTTTTTCATTTTAGAATCCATTTCTTCTTCAAGATCAATGTCATCTACTTCAATGTCTACATCAGCATCTCCTTCCATACCATCATCTGTGTCCTCCATTTCTTCTTTTTCAGACTCATCTGCGTTTGGTCCAGGGACAAGTTCACCGTCTTCGATCATTTTTTCAATTACATCTTCAATAAAGCCTTGTAATTCATCTTCAGACATGTTTTCAAGATCAATTTCCATGTCATCACCGTCTTCGGCTTCTTTCATGTAATTATCACCTTCTTCCATGTAATCATCACTACCTTCTTCAAGCTCATCTTCTTCAAGTTGAGCATAATCAGGTTTTTTCTTAAGAAAACCTTTAGGTTGAGCACCTGGGTCGATGTTTCCACCGTACTCTTCGAGCTCATCCTCTTCTAACTCCAACTCAGCTAAAATTTCTTCAAGATCAAGATCTTCTTCAAGTTCTTCTTCTTGAAGCTCTTCAGCCTCGTTTGTTGCTTCTTTACCTTCAGCTTCCATTTCTTTAGCTTCTTCCATTGCTTTTTCTTTGTTTACCTTATCGGCTTCGGAAAGTTCATCTTCAGTGATTTCTTCCTCATCAAGAGTAGCAATTTTTTCAGAAAGCATAGATTGGAGTTGTGGGGTAAAGGCTTCTTCTAAAGCAGCTTTCGCGTTAGCGATAGCGACTTCTTTGACTGCTTTCGCATCAGCGATAGCCTCTCTTAACAAATCTCTGTTTGCCATAATTCCTAAATTAAATTGGTTGGGAAAATACGCTTATTCTGTAAAAGCGCAATAGGGGTTAATTAAATTGGGTACCGTATAGACTGACGGCACATTCAATCGTAAATATGGCAAAAAAAAGAAAGGCGCGATTTTTCGCACCTTTCCTTTTTAAACCTTTTTAATTTATATAATCGGACACTGTCCGTTGTTGCATAAAATTTCGGTTATAATATCATTAATAACATTATATTCACCAACTTCAGTAGAAACAAATTCTAACCCTTCATTTATAGGTGCTACATAAGCTCCTGGGGTGGAAGGGGTTGATACGAAATCCCAGCACAGCAACTCAAAATCATCTTGTACTTCTTGGGTTTCTCCTAATTGTTTTAAGCTACCCATACCTCTAGAAGAAACACCTACTGTAATACCATTTTTAAATAACTCAGTTAATATGTTACCTGATGGGGTAGGTAATATTTCAATTACACCTATAACATCGTTTCCATCCCAATGGATTTCTTTTATATTATGGGAAACATTTTTTAAATTTATAACTTGGGAGTCTGGGTGGTCCAGTTCTCCTAAAGCTCTCATTTCGGCTATGGGTCCCTTTATATATTTCTCAACTTCCCTTTCTAGAACTTCTCTAGGATAGTATCTACCATTACCGTTTTTAACTTCGGCAGTTTGGAGTCTACCTTCCACAAGCAAATTACCACTTTCAGTTTTAACTGCTTCGGTAATTGCTTGAGGGGATAGTTTAAAAAGTTGAGTATCTATGAGAGTTTGTCTCATTTATTGTTGTTGTAGTTAGCTTCAGCTTGTGCGTAGTACTTTTCGTAAAGAGCAATTTCTTGTTGTAACGCGGATACTTTACCCTCATCAACAAATTCTTGAAGATTAGTATCTTCGTTAATGGAGTTAAGAGTTTCTTCCATTCTTCTTTTCATACCACCATACATTTCCATAGCTACTTTAGCTTTAGCCATTTCACCTACTTTTTCGACTTCTTTAACTACATCAGCAGGTGTTTTCTTGCCTTCTTTTTTAGGCTTCATCTCCTCTTTTTTCATTACTTTCTCCTCTTTAGCGGGCTCCTTTTCTTCTTTAGCAGGCTCTTTTTCTTCATTAGCTTCTTTTTTTTCTTCAGCTAAGAAAGCAGCAAACTTATCTTCGTAAGTTTCGGTTTTACGGTCTGCAAATGGGTTACCAATAGATGGGATTCCAGCTACAGCTTCTTCAAGTAATTCTTTGAGTTGTGTTGATTTGTTCATTTTATTTTCTTTTAGGTCTCCGTAGCCGGAGGATTTATGTTTTCCAGTTGGTTCAGTTTGAGGTTTTTGTTCTGTGTAACCTAAATCCTTAATACCAAATGCTGCATTTTTCATGTAGTATAAAGGGTCTTTAGCTAAATTTTTAGCTACAACATCTTTAGCTTTTAATAAAGCTTCAGAAGGATTATCTGCTAGTAATTCAGCATTTTCTTCCATTTCAAATCTTAAACCATTAAGATATTGGTCAAAAATTTGGTTATTAGTATTTTTAGGATCTTTGTAATCGTAGCCTGCGGTTTCGGCTTGATTTACTTCTTTAGTAGTTTTTGTTTCAGTTGCCTTAACTTCTTCATTTACAAACTTATCAAAAGTAGTAAAAGGATTTAGTCCAGAAGAAGGCATTAGTGGGAAAATATTTTCACTAATTATACTGCGCTGTTTAAGTAGCTTAGATGCTTGTTTAAATCCAGCAGCATTAGGAACAATATTAGGAAACAAACGTTTTGCCTCCTTTAAAAACACACCTTTGTGTCCTTTTCCCTCTTTAATTAAATTATATTGTTCTTGGAGTGTTTTCATGGTAATACATATTCATTTTTTGTACAAATCAACATAATCAAATCCCTTAGATTTTTTTCTAAGTGCTTTTTGATTAACAGGTTTATATCCTAATACTTTAGTATAATAATTAGGTGCTTTACCAAAAGCATATTTAGTTAAAAACCCTCCAGCAGCACCCGAAGTACTAATTTCTTGGACTGCTGCTTTAACCATAGAATATTGATCAGGATAATTTTTTCTAAAAAAAGTTCTAAATGAATTAAAGGTTTGTTGTATCTGATCTGCTTGCTGGGCAAATTCTGTGTCCCCTCTTAATTCAGGGTTACGAGATAAAGCTTTAGCGCTATCTTTAGCTTGATCTAAATCTTTAAATAATTCTGCAAAGCTGGGAAGTTTAATTATAGTATGGGTAATACCCCCACCTTCTCCCCTTTCAGAAGGATCATCAGCTTTGTAGTAAGTATCTAAGTCGGCTGAAAAAAAATCGTCTGAACTGGTAGGGCCGTATTTATCCTCAATTTTTTTAAGGAAATTAGGGCTTAAATCTTTAGGTTTAATGGTTTCAGCCATTAGTTACTTTAGATAGTTCTTCAGTTAATTGGTAATACTGAAGAAGATTTACTAAATCATCATTATTAATTTTGGAACCTTTATCTATTTCACTCAATAATTTAATAACCTCTACTAATTTAATTTTAGTAGTGTTATCTTTTACTTTTTTGACTTGAGCTTCAAGTGTTTTTTTAATCTCGTTTATTTTGGTATTGTAAATTTCTTTTAAACGAGGAGTATTATCAATAGAATTAATAAACTCTTTAAGTATTTCTTTTTGCCCAGAATTTAAATTAGAATATTTACCATTAAATTTTTCAAGCATTACTTTATAGGTAAGTACTCTTAAGTCTTTATCATATTTGGAAAATTCCTCAATTAAATCTTGTTTTACTCTTTTCTTATTAATTGGAGATTGGGTAAGATATTCTAATATTGTTACTTTATTGTAAATAATTTCATCAGTTTCTGATAGTTTATCAGAGTTGAATATTTCTATTAATTTATAGAAAGAAGCATATGCTTTATATCCCACCACTTGATGTCTAAAAAATTCATCTAAATTATAATGGTTTTGGATTTCTTTTATTAAATTATACTTTTCTCTCCTTAAAGTACTTCTATTTAATTTACGAGCCGCCTCTAATATAGTGTTTAAAGTAATATCTGCTTTTCCTTCAGTTAAATTTCTATTTTTAAATAGCGATTCATACAATTTATACTCTTTCCCTAATTCAGTTTTAGTAAAAGATTTTTTTAAAATATTTAAAGCAGGTGAGTCTGACCCGGAGAGAGTATCGGCTGTTATCTGTCTTACTAAAAGTTCAAATAGCAGACCAGTATTTTTATACTTGGAATGTTTAATTCTCATCTCGGGATTTTTTATAAATATATAAAGATTTTAACTCCTTAATTGTTTTTCATCTAATAGTGCATCATCTTGTTCATACACTAACTGTTTGCGATTAACAGGAATTTTATCTAACATATTTTTATTTTTAAAATAAACATTTTTTGCCTCAAGAGCTAAAGGAGAACCACCTTTATATGAAGGTTTAATATCATCCGAATCATTTTTATCAATACCCTTCATTCTCTTAACACCTAATCTATCTTTTCCAAAATTACCATCTTGGGTGTTTATGTCTGAGGCTTTTTCTTCGGGGCGGCCTAAATCGGCTTCTTTATATCCTGCAGGAACATTATCAGGCTCGTCATAATATCTACCTTTACCATATAATGATGCTAAATCATGTGGAGTACCATATGATTCACCAGTTTCTACTGGGTCGTTTCCTTCGGCCTCTATTTGAGTAAGTCTAAAGGTGCGTTTTGCATCTTCTCTAGCAAGATCCCTATATTCATTATATTCATCCTCACTTAAGTGGAAGAGATGGTCATAAATAAAGTCGGATGGGAATAATTTACTGTCTTTCATTGTTACAGCTAAGTCCATTTTTTCTTTCATTAATGCTACTCTTTCTTGATCATATATTATAGAAGGAGTAGTTAAATTAAGTTCAAAATTAACCAAATCATCACCATCATATCCTTGGGTGTATAAATGAACAATAGCTATTTTTGTTAATTCAGAAAGTACTATTCTTTGGATACGCTCAATTGTACGAGCAAATCTAATATCTTCAGCTGCTAATGTAGCCTTACCATCAGTATTTTCATCATATCCTAAGAATGCTTTTGGAATTTTAAGAGCAGCAAATAACTTATCTCTTAGATAATTAACGTCCTGAATACCATCATAATTTAATCCTGGGGTTGTTTCTATTTTGGTAGAAGCATCATTTCCTCTAACAGGGATATAGAAATCCTCAAGCATGTTTTGCATATTATACTTAAGGTTGTAATCACCAGTATTTTGATCAATGTAAGGGGTACGCTTCATTTTAGAGATAGTCTTTTGCATAAAGTTTTCTATCTCAGCAGGTGGGATAGCACCTACATTTACATAAAAAATACGCTTTTCGGGGGCACGTACAATTCTATGTACCAACATAGCGTCCTCCATCAAGGTATACTGTTTAAATAGTTTACGAGCAGGTTCTACATAACTTCTACCATATGGGAGATAATTTACATCTGAAAGAAGCCTAAAGTGGGCAATTTCATAATTGTCAAAATATATAGCCTTCCCACCTTTACTACCTTTTCCTCCACTTGATTGTAGCCCACCAAAATAGCCACCATACTCACCACCACCACTCAAACCATCAGGGTCAAATCTAAATTTAACCTCCATTTGAGTCATATCCTTGTCGTTTATTTTTTCCTCTCTAACAATGTTGTATGCTGTGTAAGGGATTACATTGTAAACTCCAAATTTCTCAGCAATTTCAAGTTTTAAGAAAAAGTCACCATACTTACACATTTGGCGGATCCACATCCAAAGATTAAATTCTACATTTAAGACATCATAAAATAAATTATATAGAATTTTTTGTAAATTTTCATCTGATGATTTAATTTGTAATACTTCACCCATAGCATTTTTAAGGGTGGATTCATCACATAAAATATCTAAGGCTGAAGCTATAATTGCATCAGTGTCCATTGCTTCATAGTCTGAGTATAATTGTGTCCTTAATGTTTGGTAATTAAGGGCGGGATTATAAACAGGCATTTGGTTAGTTGTGTATAACCTGTTATACCTGTCAATCATAGAGTTAGTCTCTACTTTACCAGTTTGTTGGTAATTGCTAAAGTCTAAAACCTTAAGTTTATTACCTCCTATATTTTTTATAACTACGTCAGTAGAAAATAATCTTTTTAATCTTGTAAATACGCTTGTATCTGCCATAATGTGTTAATAAATATTATAAGAGCCAACTAAAATCTTCTTTGCCTC